ATGGCAGGAATTATTCCCATGACTGAAGAACAGAAATTCCAGTTAGAGATTTACAAACTGGTCATGAACCAGAACGCAGCAGCAGAGGAAGCATTTCAATTCATTGGCACTGACGAGCTGAAGCTTGAGCTATTCAAAATTCACTTCCAGTCAGGCGGCGCTAATTCAGATATCACGACCCGCACTATCGAAGCGGTACGTAAATCGAAGGAAGCGTTAGACCTGTTCACTACCGGAGCATAATTATGGCAAATCCAAATTTCACGCCATCATGGCCTCTCTACAAAGATGCTGACGGTGTATATGTGTCTGCTCTTCCGATTAAAGCTATCAAATACGCTAATGACGGAAGTGCAAGCGCAGAATTCGACGGTCCGTATGCTGACCAGTACATGTCAGCGCAAACAGTAGCCGTATTCAAGCCGGAGGTCGGTGGATATCTGTTCCGGAGCCAGTACGGCGAGCTGCTCTATATGAGCAAGACAGCATTTGAAGCTAAGTACACTTCTGCAAGCGGTTCAGTAACGAATGCAGAGACGGCGGATAAGTTATCTACTGCTCGCACTATCTCACTAACTGGCGCGGTCACAGGTTCGACGTCATTTGATGGTTCGGCTAACGTGACTATCGCAACTACCCAAGGAAGCTAACAAGGAAATGATATGGCGGCTGAAGATAAGAAAATTGGTCGCCCATCGGCTTACAAACCAGAGTACGCCGAGCAGGCGAGAAAACTTTGTCTGTTAGGGCATACAGATGCGGAACTGGCTTCTTTCTTTGATGTTAGCGAGCAAACAATCAATGCGTGGAAGCACGCGCATCCTGATTTTCTTGAGTCCATAAAAAAGGGTAAGGCTGTTGCGGACAGCGAAGTCGCCGCAAAGTTATTCCACCGCGCCACCGGGTACGAACACCCAGAAGATGATATTCGCGCTGTCGATGGTTCGATCGTCATAACTCCTACTGTGAAACATTATCCACCCGATACGACTGCTGCCATTTTCTGGCTTAAGAACAGGCAGCGAGATAAATGGCGTGACAAACAGGAAGTAGAACACACCGGAGAGGTTAGCCTGATTCAGCGCATTCAGGAGGCCCGTAAACGCGCAAGGGGTGAGTGATGTCATCAGAATTTGAGGCAATGCTTGCCGACGATATGGGGCGATTCTTCTATGACCCACTCGGATTTGTGATGTATGCATTTGAGTGGGGAGCTGGCGAGCTTGATGGCTTCGACGGTCCAGATGAGTGGCAGAAAGAGTTTCTCACTGATTGGGGTGAGGCGATTCGAACTAACAACTTTGATGGTGTAAAGCCAGTAGAAGCATACCGCTGCGCAACAAGCTCAGGTCACGGCATCGGGAAAAGTGCACTCACTGCATGGGTAATTCTCTACATCATGAGCACCCGCCCGTTCTGCAAGGGTGTTGTAACAGCTAACACCTCAGAGCAGCTTCGAACCAAAACATGGGGCGAGCTTGGCAAATGGAAGAAGCGCTGCATTACCGGGCACTGGTTCGAGTACAACAACGGCAAAGGTAATATGAACATCTACCATGTAGACCACATGGAGTCATGGCGTTGTGACGGCCAGACCTGTCGCGAGGAAAACAGCGAATCATTTGCTGGTCTTCATGCTGCAAACTCAAGCCCATTCTACATTTTCGATGAAGCTTCTGCGGTGCCTGACAAGATTTGGGAGGTGGCAGAGGGAGGCCTGACAGACGGAGAGCCTTTCTGGTTCGCGTTCGGCAACCCGACACGTAACACCGGGCGCTTCCGTGAATGTTTCCGTAAATTCAAGCATCGCTGGAGGCGCAAGCAAATTGATAGCCGTCTGGCGAAGATGACGAACAAAGAGCTCATTGAAGAATGGCGAAACGATTACGGTGAGGATAGCGACTTCTTTAAAGTACGCGTTCGTGGCCTCTTCCCGTCTGCGTCTGACCTGCAATTTATTCCCCAAAGCTATGCTGATGCCGGTATGTCAAGAAAGCTGGAGCACAGTCAATATGGATTCGCTCCAAAGATTATCGGCGTTGACCCGGCATACTCAGGCAGTGATGAGGCGTGTATCTATCTGCGGCAGGGGCTTTATTCAAGGCTTTTAGGCTCTTACCCTAAAACAGACGACGATGTGAAGTTTGCTCAGGTAGTGGCTGCTATCGAGGATGAACACAAAGCTGACGCGGTGTTCATTGATTTCGGTTACGGCACGGGTATTCATTCTGTTGGTAAGTCGTGGGGCAGAAAGTGGCAACTTGTGAGCTTCGCGGGAGAATCGAAAGACCCGGCAATGCTCAATAAGCGCGGCGAGATGTGGAACGCAATGAAATCCTGGCTGAATGAAGGCGGAAGCATTGATGACCAGCAGACCGCTGATGAGATTGTCGCCCCTGAATACAAAGTAAAGCTAGACGGTAAGATTGTTCTGGAGTCGAAAGACGATATGAAACGCCGTGGCGTTCCATCACCCAATCGGGCCGATGCACTGGCGCTGACGTTTGCATTCCCGGTAGTTAAAAACAAACCTTCAAAAGCAATCCCCGCACCGATTAGACCAGTACGCAGAGGACGATAATGGCCGACAATAAAAACAGGCTGGAGAGCATCCTGTCGCGCTTTGATGCGGACTGGACAGCCAGCGATGAAGCCAGAAGGGAGGCCAAGAATGATCTCTTCTTCTCCCGTGTATCTCAGTGGGATGACTGGCTATCACAATACACAACCCTGCAATATCGCGGGCAGTTCGATGTAGTACGACCAGTGGTGCGCAAACTCGTTTCTGAGATGCGTCAGAACCCTATTGATGTTCTGTATCGTCCAAAGGATGGAGCAAGTCCTGACGCTGCTGATGTGCTGATGGGCATGTATCGCACAGACATGCGACACAATACGGCAAAAATCGCGGTCAACGTCGCTGTTCGTGAGCAGATTGAAGCAGGTGTAGGTGCGTGGCGTCTGGTCACTGACTACGAAGACCAAAGTCCAACGAGCAACAATCAGGTTATCCGTCGAGAGCCTATCCATAGTGCCTGTTCCCATGTTATATGGGACAGCAACAGCAAGCTGATGGATAAGTCTGACGCCCGTCACTGCACAGTTATCCACTCAATGAGCCAGAATGGTTGGGAGGATTTCGCAGAAAAATACGACCTCGATGCTGATGATATTCCATCATTCCAGAACCCCAACGATTGGGTATTTCCATGGCTGACGCAGGACACAATTCAGATCGCTGAGTTTTACGAAGTGGTCGAGAAGAAAGAGACGGCGTTTATCTACCAAGACCCGGTTACGGGTGAGCCGGTAAGCTACTTTAAGCGCGATATTAAAGACGTCATCGACGACCTGGCTGATAGTGGATTTATCAAAATTGCAGAGCGCCAGATTAAGCGTCGCCGGGTATACAAATCGATTATCACCTGCACCGCTGTACTCAAAGACAAGCAGCTCATTGCTGGCGAACATATCCCCATTGTTCCGGTATTCGGCGAGTGGGGCTTCGTTGAAGATAAAGAAGTGTATGAGGGTGTCGTCCGCCTGACAAAAGACGGTCAGCGTCTGCGCAACATGATTATGTCGTTCAACGCCGACATCGTGGCCCGCACCCCGAAGAAGAAGCCGTTCTTCTGGCCTGAACAGATTGCAGGCTTTGAGCATATGTATGACGGTAACGACGATTACCCGTATTACCTGCTCAATCGCACGGATGAGAACAACGGAGAAATGCCAACTCAGCCGCTGGCATATTACGAAAACCCGGAGGTCCCGCAAGCCAACGCCTACATGCTGGAAGCAGCCACCGCGGCAGTGAAAGAAGTCGCGACGCTAGGTGTTGATGCAGAGGCGGTAAACGGTGGACAGGTAGCCTACGACACTGTTAACCAGCTAAACATGCGCGCTGACCTTGAGACATACGTGTTTCAGGATAATCTGGCTACCGCTATGCGTCGTGACGGCGAGATTTACCAGTCGATAGTTAATGACATCTACGATGTCCCTCGCAACGTGGTAATCACCCTTGAGGATGGCAGCGAAAAAGAGGTTCAGCTAATGGCTGAGGTTGTTGACCTTGCTACTGGTGAACGACAGGTACTGAACGATATCAGGGGGCGCTATGAATGCTACACGGATGTTGGACCATCATTCCAGTCCATGAAGCAGCAAAACCGCGCAGAAATTCTTGAGTTGCTCGGCAAGACGCCACAGGGAACGCCAGAATATCAACTGCTGTTGCTTCAGTACTTCACCCTGCTTGATGGTAAGGGTGTCGAGATGATGCGTGACTATGCCAATAAGCAGCTTATTCAGATGGGCGTTAAGAAGCCAGAAACGCCTGAAGAGCAGCAATGGTTAGTAGAGTCGCAACAAGCCAAACAAGATCAACAAGACCCGGCAATGGTTCAGGCTCAGGGCGTACTCCTGCAGGGGCAGGCTGAACTGGCTAAAGCTCAGAACCAGACACTGTCCCTGCAAATCGATGCAGCTAAAGTCGAAGCGCAGAACCAGCTTAACGCTGCCAGAATTGCAGAAATCTTCAACAACATGGACCTCAATAAACAATCTGAGTTTAGGGAGTTCCTTAAAACTGTTGCTTCATTCCAGCAGGACCGCAGCGAAGACGCTCGCGCAAATGCTGAGTTACTCCTTAAAGGCGATGAACAGACGCACAAGCAGCGAATGGACATTGCCAATATCCTGCAATCGCAGAGACAAAATCAACCTTCCGGCAGTGTAGCCGAGACACCTCAATAAGAGAGAGTTAATCATGGAACCAACCACTGAAATTCAGGCAACTGAAGACTTAACCCTGTCCGGCGATTATGCAGTGGCATCTGCTGATAGCTTAGTTGTCGATAATGCCAACGACAATGCAGGTCAGGAAGAGGGCTTTGAGATTGTCCTGAAGGACGATGAGACAGCACCAAAACAAGACCCGGCAAAGAACGCAGAATTCGCCCGCCGCCGCATCGAGCGCAAACGACAGCGCGAGCTTGAGCAGCAGATGGAAGCAGTTAAACGCGGAGAATTGCCGGAGAGTTTACGGGTAAACCCTGACCTTCCACCTCAGCCGGATATTAATGCCTATCTGTCAGAAGAAGGCCTGGCTAAATATGACTATGACAACAGCCGTGCGCTTGCCGCTTTCAATGCTGCTAATACCGAATGGCTAATGAAAGCGCAGGACGCCCGCAGCAATGCCGTAGCAGAACAGGGCCGCAAGACTCAGGAGTTTACCCAGCAATCAGCGCAATACGTCGAAGCTGCCCGCAAACACTATGACGCGGCAGAAAAGCTCAATATCCCTGACTATCAGGAGAAAGAAGACGCATTTATGCAACTGGTTCCGCCTGCGGTTGGGGCCGACATTATGCGCCTGTTCCCGGAGAAGTCTGCCGCGCTCATGTATCACCTGGGTGCAAACCCGGAGAAAGCCCGCCAGTTACTGGCGATGGATGGGCAGTCCGCGCTGATTGAACTAACTCGACTATCCGAACGCTTAACTCTCAAGCCTCGCGGTAAACAAATCTCTTCCGCTCCCCCTGCTGACCAGCCGATTACCGGTGATGTCAGCGCAGCAAATAAAGATGCCATTCGTAAACAGATGGATGCGGCTGCGAGCAAGGGAGATGTGGAAACCTACCGCAAGCTAAAGGCAAAACTTAAAGGAATCCGATAATGGCTTTGAACGAAGGTCAAATTGTTACACTGGCGGTGGATGAGATTATTGAAACCATCTCCGCAATCACTCCAATGGCGCAGAAAGCCAAGAAATACACCCCGCCAGCTGCTTCTATGCAGCGCTCCAGCAATACCATCTGGATGCCTGTAGAGCAGGAGTCCCCCACTCAGGAGGGTTGGGATTTAACTGATAAAGCGACAGGGTTACTGGAGCTTAACGTCGCGGTAAACATGGGAGAGCCGGATAACGACTTCTTCCAGTTACGCGCAGATGACTTGCGAGACGAGACTGCGTATCGTCACCGCATCCAGTCAGCAGCTCGCAAACTGGCTAACAACGTTGAGCTGAAAGTCGCAAACATGGCCGCCGAGATGGGATCATTGGTTATCACTTCGCCGGACGCTATCGGCACTAACACCGCAGACGCATGGAACTTTGTGGCCGATGCAGAAGAACTGATGTTCTCCCGCGAACTTAACCGCGACATGGGGACATCGTACTTCTTCAACCCGCAGGACTACAAAAAGGCGGGTTATGACCTGACTAAGCGCGATATCTTCGGGCGCATTCCTGAAGAAGCGTACCGCGATGGCACTATCCAGCGTCAGGTTGCTGGCTTCGATGATGTCCTGCGCTCTCCGAAACTCCCTGTGCTGACCAAATCTACTGCAACTGGCATCACTGTATCCGGTGCGCAGTCCTTCAAGCCTGTCGCATGGCAACTGGATAACGATGGCAACAAAGTTAACGTTGATAACCGTTTTGCTACCGTCACCCTGTCTGCAACTACCGGCCTGAAACGCGGCGACAAAATTTCGTTTACTGGCGTGAAGTTCCTTGGTCAGATGGCTAAGAACGTACTGGCGCAGGACGCGACTTTCTCCGTAGTTCGCGTTGTTGATGGTACTCACGTTGAAATCACGCCGAAGCCTGTAGCACTGGATGATGTTTCTCTTTCTCCTGAGCAACGCGCCTACGCCAACGTTAACACCTCACTGGCTGATGCAATGGCGGTGAACATCCTGAACGTTAAGGATGCCCGTACCAACGTGTTCTGGGCTGATGACGCCATCCGTATTGTGTCTCAGCCGATTCCGGCCAACCATGAGCTTTTTGCAGGTATGAAAACTACCTCATTCAGCATCCCGGATGTCGGCCTGAACGGTATCTTCGCTACGCAGGGGGATATTTCCACCCTGTCCGGCCTGTGCCGTATTGCGCTGTGGTACGGCGTTAACGCAACCCGACCGGAAGCAATCGGTGTTGGCCTGCCTGGTCAGACTGCGTAACTAACAGGGGCTTCGGCCCCTTTTTTATTTGAGGTGACATATGGGCGTAATGCTATATAAGCAGGGTCGTGGAACGAAGGTATGGGGCAAGGAAGTTCAGGCTAAAGTTGTCGATGACGGCGACGTAGAAGATCACCTTGCCGATGGTTGGGTTAAGCATCCAAATCTGGTGCCGGAGACTAATGACGAACCAATCGGCGAGTCAGGCGTGGTCAAGAAAGACATGGGTGAAGTATCTGATGGATACCACACCTTTAACGAACTATATGCACATCGAGTGCGCCTGTTTTCAACACTAATGAATGCCTTCCGCGAAATCGCATGGTGGAGCTTCCAGCATCATGACGGCGAGCAATGGGATGGATGGGTGTTAGCTGGCATCGACACCCCAGAAGGCGCGGTAACATACCACCTCCCAGAGAGTGAAATTGAACATCTGCCTAAAGGCACGGAAATTGAGTTTGGCAAGGAATGGGACGGCCACACGGCAGATGATGTGTTGAATCGTCTGCTAAGCCTGCGACCGAAAGAGCCGGCAACCAAAGAACGCAAAAAGCCAGGACCAAAGCCTAAGGCGGAAAGCGATGCAGATAAAGACTAAAGGCGATCTGGTCAGGGCGGCGCTGCGTAAGCTTGGTGTAGCATCAGATGCAACTCTCACTGATGTTGAGCCACAGTCTATGCAGGATGCCGTAGATGACCTCGAAGCGATGATGGCTGAGTGGTATCAGGACGGAAAGGGCATCATCACCGGCTATGTATTCTCAGATGATGACAATCCTCCCGCTGAAGGTGATGATCACGGTCTTCGCTCAAGCGCAATCAGCGCAGTATTCCACAATCTGGCTTGCAGAATTGCTCCGGATTATGCGCTTGAGGCTACCGCCAAAATTATCGCAACCGCTAAATATGGGAAGGAGCTTCTCTATAAGCAAACCGCCATTGCCAGAGCTAAACGAGCGCCTTACCCGTCACGCATGCCAACAGGGAGCGGCAACAGCTTCGCTAACCTGAACGAATGGCATTATTTCCCCGGAGAGCAGAATGCCGATTCAACAACTCCCCATGATGAAGGGAATGGGTAAAGACTTCAAGAATGCCGACTATATTGATTACCTACCAATCAATATGTTGGCCACACCGAAAGAAGTCCTCAACTCATCGGGTTATTTACGCTCATTCCCGGGCATAGCGAAGCGCAACGATGTAAATGGTGTATCGCGTGGCGTTGAATACAATACCGCTCAGAACGCTGTATATCGCGTTTTAGGCAGCAAGCTCTACAAAGGGGAAACCGTAGTAGGTGATGTAGCCGGAAGCGGTCGCGTATCAATGGCACATGGTCGGACATCACAGGCGGTAGGCGTTAATGGTCAACTGGTCGAGTATCGCTATGATGGCATGGTTAAAACCGTCTCAAACTGGCCTGCAGACAGCGGATTCACGCAGTATGAGTTAGGTTCAGTCCGTGACATTACGCGCTTACGTGGGCGTTACGCATGGTCAAAAGACGGAACCGATTCATGGTTTATCACTGACCTCGAAGATGAGTCGCATCCTGACCGCTACAGCGCACAATATCGCGCAGAGTCGCAGCCTGACGGCATCATCGGCATCGGAACATGGAGAGACTTCATCGTCTGCTTTGGTTCGTCAACGATAGAGTATTTCTCCCTGACAGGCGCAACCACCGCTGGCGCTGCGCTGTATGTCGCACAGCCATCGTTGATGGTACAGAAGGGCATTGCCGGAACATACTGTAAAACGCCATTCGCTGACTCATATGCATTCATCAGTCATCCGGCTACTGGCGCACCTTCCGTCTACATCATCGGGTCAGGGCAGGCTTCACCAATTGCGACGGCCAGTATTGAGAAGATTATCCGCTCATACACAGCTGAAGAACTGGCGACAGGTGTAATGGAGACTTTGCGCTTCGATTCTCATGAGCTTCTGATTATTCATCTCCCGCGTCATGTGCTGGTTTACGATGCCTCATCAAGCCAGAACGGGCCGCAATGGTGCGTACTGAAAACAGGTTTATACGACGATGTTTATCGCGCCATCGACTTCATGTACGAAGGCAACCAGATAACGTGCGGCGATAAATCAGAAGCAGTGACAGGGCAGTTGCAATTCGACATTAGTAGTCAGTACGACAAGCAGCAAGAACACCTGTTGTTTACACCCCTCTTCAAGGCAGATAACGCCAGATGCTTCGACCTCGAAGTTGAATCATCCACTGGTGTTGCTCAATACGCTGACCGTCTGTTCCTGTCTGCAACCACAGACGGAATCAATTACGGTCGCGAACAGATGATTGAGCAGAATGAGCCGTTTGTGTACGACAAGAGAGTTTTATGGAAGCGTGTAGGTCGTATTCGTCGATTAATCGGATTCAAACTGCGGGTAATCACAAAATCACCAGTAACACTATCAGGGTGTCAAATTCGTCTGGAGTAATATATGGCAGATCCGTCACTTAATAATCCTGTCATTATTCAGGCCACACGTCTTGATGCCTCAATCCTCCCACGCAACGTCTTCAGCCAGTCTTATCTGCTCTACGTAATCGCGCAGGGGGCTGACGTTGGCGCTATTGCGGGAAAGGCAAACGAAGCAGGGCAAGGTGCCTATGACGCGCAGGTAAAGAACGATGAGCAGGATGTTGAGCTTGCAGACCACGAAGCGAAAATTCAGCAGTTACGCATCGACGTAGACGACCATGAAATCCGTATTACTGCAAATACCAATGCAATTGCGGCGCTGGATGTCAGACTAACCACGGCTGAAGGAGAAATAGTCACCTTGCAGGCTGATGTCAGTGCTCTTGATGGTAGAGTGACGACGGCTGAAGGAAATATTTCTGCATTGCAGGTTGATTACGTATCGAAAACAGCCACCGCAACACAATCGCTGGCGTCACCTCTCAACGTGACAACGTCCTATTCAGTTGGCGGTACTAAAGTTATCGGTGCTCGACAGCTCGGATGGACAGCAGCAACAGGAGCTGCGCTTCTCGGTGCATTCAACGCTAACCAGGCATACACGGTCAGTGCCACATATACGCAGTCTGAGGTATCAGCTATGGCTACCGGATTGCAGCAGGCGCGGCAGCGTATCAAAGCTCTCGAAGATGCAATACGAACTCATGGATTGATCAACTGATGATTACATTCACTCCCACCCGAAACATCGACCTGATAGAAACGGTCGGCAACCATCCCGACATCATAGCCGGGAGTAACAACGGTGACGGATACGACTACAAGCCTGAGTGCCGCTATTTCGAAGTGAACGTACATGGTCAGTTCGGTGGCATCGTGTATTACAACGAGATTCAGCCGCTGACCTTTGACTGTCACGCCATGTATCTGCCTGAGATTAGAGGATTCAGTAAGGAAATCGGGCTGACGTTCTGGCGATACATTCTCGCCAACACCACCGTTCAGTGCGTTACATCATTTGCTGCACGCAAATTTCGCCACGGTCAGATGTACTGCGCAATGATTGGCCTTAAGCGTGTAGGAACCATCAAGAAATACTTCAAAGGCGTGGATGACGTGACGTTTTACAGCGCCACACGCGAAGAACTAATCGACTTCCTGAATCACGGGAGATAGCCATGTTATATGCATTTACGCTGGGCAGGAAACTGCGCGGTGAGGAACCTTATTATCCTGAAAAAGGAGGTAAAGGTGGCTCATCAAGCAGCGGGGCAAAAGAAGCCGCAAAAGCAACACAGTACGCAGCAGACCTGCAAAACCAACAATTCAATCGTGTGATGGAGCAGTTGGCGCCTTACGCCGCCGCAGGTTTGCCGGCTCTCCAGCAGATTCAGCAGCTATCAACGCTGGAAGGTCAGAATAGCGCTCTCAATCAGTATCAAAACTCAGACCAGTATAAACAGTTGGCTGATCAGGCTCGCTATCAAAGCTTGAATGCTGCCGAGGCGACAGGTGGTCTTGGCTCGACTGCGACATCAAACCAAATTGCATCCATTGCACCAACGCTCGGGCAGAACTGGTTGTCAGGGCAGATGCAAAACTATGGCAACCTGTTAAACGTTGGTCAGTCTGCGGCAGCAGGCCAGGCATCGGCAGGACAGAACTATGCAAATAACGCAGGTAATCTTGCACAACAGATGGCGGCTATCCGCTCTCAGGGTTCTGGTCAATCCACGCTTGGAAGTGCCATTAGCGGCGGTACGAGTGGTGCGCTTGCAGGTGCTGGTATTGCAAGCCTGTTAGGTACTTCCACGCCATGGGGCGCTGGTATCGGTGCTGGTATCGGATTGCTTGGCTCACTCTTCTAAGGAGTTATCGTGGCTACATTTCAACTCGCCGGACTGCCATCAATGCAGGTGGCAAACCAAAACGCGCCCGGGCAGCCATCACTATCAAACTACGACTTTAGCCAGCGCCCAAACGTTGGAGTTCAACTTGCTCAGGGTCTTGGTGCAGTTGGTCAGGAAATACAGCAGAATGAGGCTGCTCAGAAGCTTTCTGACTTTCAAAAAGCTTTCGGTCAGGCTTATGCGGCAGGTGATCGCGACGCCTTGCGTCAACTCGCGGCCACGAACCCAGACCAGATTGAAACAATTCGTCAAGGAATGGGGTTTGTTGATGCTGACAGAAATCAGGCGATGGGCGATATGTCTGCACGATTGAATATTGCTGCCGCTCAGGGGCCTGAAGCGGTGATGCGAGAGCTTACCACTCACCAGAATACACTGCAGCAAATTGGCGTATCTCCTGAACAGGCGTGGCAGACATATCAACAAAGCCCTGAAGGCTTCACGCAGTTAACAGACCTTATTGGGATGCACGCGGTAGGACCAGAAAAGTATTTTGATATTCAGGACAAGTTGACAGGTCGCGAGATTGACCGAGGTAGACTTGCTGAAACAATCCGCAGCAATAAAGCAGGGGAAGGACTTCAGGCTCGCGGGCAAAATATTACTATGCGCGGACAAGACATGTCAGCCTCTACAGCCCGCCGCGGCCAGGATTTGGCAATGCAAAGGGCAAACTCCAGAACGATATCAGGAGTCGACGGGAATCGGGTCGTTCAGCTTGCAGATGGTAGAACAGTCAACATTGACGGAAAACTTCACGGCGCAGGGGCTAATGCATTTTACGAAGGTATTGACGATAACGGCAATATGGTTCGTGTCCCGGCAAGTGCTATTGCAGCACCTCCAACGTCTGCGGCAAGCGCACAGAACTACGCGATGAAGAAAGATATCGATGCAATCGCAAACGCAGATGCTTCTGCTCTTGATTTTATGACTGGAATGACTGGTGGAGCAGGTGATCCGGCAATTGGTGCAGATGTTCGCAGCCGAATCACAGGAAAAGAGCAACGCCAGTTATATAACTCAGCACAACGTATTCAGGGCAGAATGCAGAATCAGGGCGTGGCAGCAGCAAGAGATATGGGTGCTAGCGGTATCAACACCATTGCAGAAGCGAAGATGTATTTTCAGGGGATGCCGCAGGTTGACTACTCAAGCCCGGAGGCTATGCAGCAGTCTATTCGTGAGATTCAGGAATACACCAACAATTATAACAAGCAGTACAACGTTAATGTTGGTAAATCGCAGTATCAGCAATCCCAACCTGCATCCAACAGCAACTTTTCTTCACTATGGGGTGATTAATGGCTAAGGCATGGAAAGACGTTATTGCCTCTCAACAGTACCGGGCATTAGCACCAGAGCAGAAAGCACAGGCGCAGGAGCAATACTTCAATGAAGTAGTAGCACCGCAAGCCGGAAACGATGCAGAACAGGCTAAACAGGCTTTCTATGCTGCTTATCCACCTCCAACAACTCAACAACCAGCACAACAACCACAGGAATCGCCTCAGCAACAGGGTGGATTCATGTCTGACCTTGGCAATGCTGCTGCAGAGACTGGGCGTGGATTGCTTCAGGCTGGCGTTAATCTGTCGAACATCCCGGCTTCAATGGCTGATGCGGTCGCTAGTGCCGGGGCATGGGCTGGTCAGAAGCTTGGCATTGGTGACGGAACTTATCAGCCAGCACCACGCGTCACGACCCAAGGACTTGAGCAGGACTTTGGATTGCAACAAGGTGCACTTACTCCACAGACGACGGGAGGTAAAATATTCTCTGAAGCGCTTCCATATTTGACTCCCGTTGGTGCCGAGAGAATTGCAGCGCAAGCGCCATCTATTGCTGGTCGCGTTGCTCAGGGAGCATCTCGATTGCTGGCTGAGAATGCTGTTGGTTCGATGGCTGCAAACAGTGAGCGTGATAATCCAGAAGCACTGGCAACAGACTTAGGAACTGGTGTTGTGTTGGGCGGGGCGATTAACCAGTTAGGACGTGCAGCAGGTGCTGCTTATCGTAGTATTCGCGGGACGATCGCACCAGAAGCGCAACAGGCTATTCAGTTTGCGAATGCTGCTGACGTTCCGCTGCATACCACTGACGTTTTGCAGCCAAATTCCCGCGTAGGACGCATGGCTCAGACCACCGCTGAAAACATCCCATTTGCTGGAACAAGCACTATGCGAGCTAACCAGCAAGAGGCGCGTAGTCAGTTGGTAGATGAATTTGCATCACGGTTTGGTGAGTATGATCCGTCGATTGTGGTTGGTAGTCTGAAGGCGAAATCATCTGGAATTCGCAGAGCTGCTGGAAATCGTCTTGAACAGGTACAAAACGCCATGGCAGGAGTTAACATCCAGCCAAGTCGTGCTATTCAGCAAATTGATAATGAAATCGCTGATTTGCAGAAGCTCGGAGGTGCAGCCGATAACGAAACCATCTCAAAGCTTAAAGTATACAGGGATGAGTTATCTCGAAATGCCGGGGCAAGCGGACCAATGGCAATGGATCTGCAGCAGCTTAGTGCATTGCGCAGCCAATTCAGACAGGACGTAAAGGGCGAGCGTCAGGTGCTAATTAACAGATCCGAGGCTGCAGTTAATCGAGTCTACAACGCAATGACAGGTGATATCGACAGCGCTATCGGACAGAATCTTGGTAATGACACCCTGCGTCGTTATAAGCAAGCTAACGCCATATACGCTGACGAAGCCAACAAACTCCAGAATACTCGCCTCAAGAACGTAATCATGAAAGGAGACTTAACGCCTGAAGTGGTCAACAACATGCTTTTCAGCAAGAACAAATCAGAGGTTCAGAATCTGTACCGATCAGTCGGGCAGGTAGGCCGCGCTCAGATGCGTAACGGCATCATCGGAAAGGCTATGGAGAAATCAGGAGGTTCTCCAGACCAATTCCTGCGCCAGGTTAATCTGATGTCCAACCAGACGGGAATAGCTTTTAAAGGACGAGACGCTGCGTATCTGAAAGGGTTGAAGAATTATCTTGAGTCAACCAAGCGTGCCGGTCAGGCAGGAGTAACAACGCCTACAGGCCAGCAAACTATACCGTTCATCCTAGGTATTGGAACAGTAACTAACCCTGCACTGGTAGGTGTTGGCGGCGGGTATGGTTTGCTTGCAAGAATGTATGAGAGTGAACAGGCACGTAATGCAATGCTGCGCTTGGCAAACACTCCGCGAGGATCTACGGCCTTTGAGAAAGCGGTATCTGATGTTGGGCGCATTGTTAATTCATTCGCTCAGGGAGCGAAATCTCAATCCTTAAGCGAATAAAAGTTTGCCAACCACAAGGCCGAAGATTAAGAAAGCAAAGTTCAATAAGTCACGTTCCATAAACCCTCCACTCTTTTAAGCAATTATAACCGACCTTAATGCAATGCTGCGCAAGTTTTGTATTGTGCGGCCTTGCTGTACCCGGAGCATAGTAAATGTCAGATATCACTGCCAATGTTGTAGTATCAATGCCGAGCCAGCTCTTCACAATGGCTCGATCTTTTAAAGCCGTAGCCAATGGAAAAATTTATATCGGCCAGATTGATACAGACCCTACCAACCCAGCAAACCAGATTCAGGTTTATGTTGAGAATGAAGACGGTTCTCACGTTCCTGTTTCGCAACCAATCATCATTAATGCTGCTGGTTACCCTGTATATAATGGACAGATTGCAAAGTTTGTGACTGTACAGGGACACTCGATGGCCGTTTACAGTGGCGGAAGTTCGTCAGTGCAGCAGTTCTACTTTCCAAATGTGTTGAAGTACGACCCTGATCAATTCAAACAACTTTTATCTACAGATGATGGTGCCGCATTAGTTGGCACGACGTCAGGATTGACTGTGCAGGAAGAAATAAATGATCTACATTCGAATGTTGGTATTATTAATGATAAATTAAACACAAAATCTTATGCATATCGTAATGCAAATTTACTGGCTTCAGCAAATAACTTATTGCGTGCCGGAGGAGAATTAAAAATAGTTTGTCAGGGAGACAGCGTTACTATAGGGCACGACACAATCAGTTCAGATGTTATAGCTCCTCCTAATAATAACCCATACACTGTTGCTCCAATTCAGTACCCCTCTCGGTTGCAGGAACGACTGTTAACATTAACAAATTCAAATGTTACTGTAATAAACCACGGATTTAGCGGTGATACGGCAAAACTTTCTTATGAACGGTGGCCTGATAACCCTCACTGTAACGTAGCGCATCTTATGCTGGGGATAAATGATAGCCAGGGAGTAGGCGGTGCAACGCTGGACGAATACGTTGAGTATATTGAAAAAATAATTAAAAGGTTTATTGATTGGGGTTGTGGTGTGGTGCTGCATACCACCACACCAATTAATTATGGTCAGAATGACGGTGGTTCACTTTTTGCTCAATATGCAATGGCTGTAGCTAATCAATACGCTTGTCCCGTATTTGAAAGTGAGAGTGTTATCCAATATTGCAAATATAATTCTGTATATAGTGATGGAACTCATTTTAATAAATCAGGATATGCAAAGTATGGTGATGCTGTCGCGTCATTTGTTCTTGCTGGTTGCTGGGTTAGACCTGTCAGGAATATAGCTTCATATTCATCAATTCAGCCTGGGCGGGCATCTGAGGGGATCGGGTGGTTTGGGAAATTAACATCTCTATCACCTGATTACAACTTATCTTATGTCTGGAACGGTCAAGTTGGTAAAATATATCCTGGTGGTGTGCAGTCTTTTTCTTTCTTTCTTGATGCAGATGCCGCGGACGTATTTTTTACAGGTATTATTACAGGTTGCAAAATATCATTATCTGATCCTGTCGAATCAGTTGACGGATATCTTCCTGTAAATATAATGCCTCTGAAATCGTTTCCTAAAGAAATATCAGAAACAATGTCGTATACTACGCAACTCAGAAACTCAGACGGAAGAAAGTCATGGGCGGGAGCTCTTGTCGGTAGGGGTTGGAAGACTATTTATGTTAACAACACATCTTCAGAGGCTGTTTATCTTAACTATTTAATTATTGAGCCTTGCGCCCCTGATAGCATAAATCAGGTAAATGGTGGGCAAGTTGTCCCTGGCGAAAAACAAGTATATTTATATAAATTCCCGTTTAATGGGATATCAAATCCAAGCACAAATTTACCAGCTCCTGCGCCAATTCCTTCTTCTGTAACCATTCCACTTCCAAAGGGAATGTTTAGACAATCACAAGAATGGAATATGTACTACGATTCGTTTGTTATGGATATAACAATTAAATCTGATTTAACTGGAAGTAGTGATGGGATATACAAATATTCTTGTTGTTTTAAATCAGACGGAAGTCTTAATATATACAAAATATTTAAATCAGTAGCTTCTGGCATTGAGCCAACTTCTGGTATTATAGTTTGGGAGGACCCAACAACAGGCGCAACAGGTACTGGCTGGCCTGATTCCGCCACCGCTGTCTGTAAAATAGCTCTTAATTTCTCAGACTCAACTGCAGCATATTATACAATGGAAATTGAGTGCAATAACGTTATGAGAAGTTATGGTGGCAGAATGTACTAACGTGAAACTGAAAAGCAATCTTCACAGATTACTACAAAAATGATACGATACGCATCCATGCGCCAAAGGAGCAGAAAATGAACCGGATCGTATCTAAAATAATAGGGGTAGCAGCATTTTTAGTATTCCTATATTGTTCTGCGGAGTTAATATTTATAGTATTTGGCTTTATTCCGTTTAACGCATCGAGAATATTGTCTGATATTGTAATGATATTAATCATGCTGTATGCTTTTTACAAGCAAAAGAAGTTATATTAG